CACCACGCCGTTCGAGGGCTCGGCCACAGGGTCATTCAACTCGGGCCATGGCGGGTCGCCCAGGCTCGTGACCGAGCTTCCGGTCATGCTCTGCGTCGACCCGCCATGGCCCGAGTTGAATGACCCTGTGGCCGAGCCCTCGAACGGCGTGGTGGCGTCCACGTTGGTCCAGATGTGCATGACCCCGACGAACGCGCCGAGGATGCCGCCCGAGGAGGTCAGGGTGACCGTTCCGGATTCCGTGCCGTCCAGGACCCTGTAGAACGCCGCGTGGGAGATGGCGACGTCGGGGATGGCGTTGAAAAAACGCGTCCAACCGGCCGGGGCGCTGAGAACGCTGGACGCAGAGTTGGTGTGCACGGAAGCCTGGATGACGGCGAAGTTGCCGTTGAGGATTCCGCTGGCCGGATAGGGGACGGCGACGGTGGACCCTGCAGTCGCCGCCGCGACCGAGCCGGCCGCGACGTAGGTCGGCGTGTAGTAGGTCGGCGTCGAGATATAGGACGTCGCCGGGGTGGCGCCGGTGATCGTGAGGGCTGCCGGTCCCGGGACATCCGGGCCGCCCGTTGAGACGACCGGGAATGATCCTACCGGAGCGAAGCCGGACATGGCCTCACCCGAACGGCAGCTTGAGCGACGTGAGGGTGAGGGCCGACACCTGCGTTGAGGTTAGGGCGTAGTCGTAGACCCGCAGCTGCGAAAATGTCGCCGCGAGACCTCCGTACCATGTGGCCGAGGACGCGAAGTCCGTAGAGTTAATACGCCCCAGCCAAAGGTTGCTTGAAAAAGGGTAGGACGCGGGAGGGGCGCTGGGGTCGTTCGGATTCCACGGCCTGTTGCCGAACCAGTTGGTGATCGACCCCGAATAATCGTAGGCCGAGAGATCGGTGCCGTCACAGTAGATCTTAATCGTCTGGCCGCCTGCGTCGTAGACCCAGACGGCAACGTGAAACGCGCCATCATTGACAGTGGTGGTCGAGGTCGCGCTGACGTCGGTATTGTTCGGGCTGGACCAGTGTCCAAGCTTGCCCGAGGACATGTAGACGCCGCCATCGTTTCCAGACGCGTTGAGTGCCTGCCCGAAGATGCAGGGGTTCTGCCAATAGGTCCCGCTGCTGCCCGCCGAGGTCGACTTGAACCGCGCGGCGATGGTGAAGGTGTATAGACCACAGGCCGCGTTGAGGGCGTCGATCCAGTCGGCCGATCCGTCAGTTGCATAGCCGGTTGAACCGGCGTGGCCGGACGAGAAGCTCTGGATAATTCCACTGAAGTGGCCGACCAAATCCGGCACGAAGCGGTTCGACAGCCCCGCGCCGTTGTTGGTGAAGTCGAGCAGCTGGATAGGGTTCAGGCGGCTGCGGAGGCCGTTGCTTTCAGTCAGTTCGACACAGGCCACCGTTGCCCCTGACGCAACGGTGATCTTCGTCGTCCCCGAAGTGCCGCTGATGATCGACCCTACGACCACCTCGCGACCGAGCGTCGGGCCGCTTGAGGAATAGCTGGTCAGGCCCCACTCAGAGTCACCGCCCTGCTCGATGAGGTAGGGGTACCAGACGCCCGTCACGGCCCCGGCGTTGGACCACGTCTGGTAGGCATTCTGACGCGTGCCGTTGAGCGTGAGCGCGCCGGTCCCGGTCGACGAGATGCCCTCCTTAGCCCTGTTGAGAAGGTCGTACATTTAGGCGGCCGTCGCGATCGGACCAGGGATCGAAAGCGTCCCCGAGAGGGCCGTCACCGATCCTCCGCCGGTGTCGAAATCGGTGTAGCAGACCAGGTCCTTGTTCGAGGCCGTGTTGTCGTAGATCGCGGCCCACTTGAACGTGATGCCCCCGCCGGTGATCGTCCAACTCATGGTCGAGCAGTTCCAGGTCAGGACGCCGGCCGACAGGTTGGGGAAACTCGTGCTCGGGATCGTCAGGCCGCCGTTGGTGTAGCCGTTTGAGGTCGAAAGTTCGCTCGTCAGGTCCGCGTAGCGCGCGTGCGTCGATGATCCGGTGAAGGTCGCGCTCAGGGTCTGGCTGGAGGTCGCGAGGACGACCTTGAAGGCGTCGCTGCCGAGGGCAAGCTGAACCGCATCCGCCCCGACGAACAACTTCGGCTTGGCGATGTTGAAGAAGGTCCATGGTCCCTGGACGGCCATTTAGCGCACTCCGATCACGGCCACGCCGAACGCGCCGGACATGCCGTGGAAATCTGAGGGGGTCTTGAGGTCGAGGTAGTCGCCGTCGACGAAGGCGGTGTCCGAAGCCTTGATCAGCGTGGGCGTCGTCGCGCTGGAGGCGAAGCGCAGCGTCCCGACGCTGACCCCGTCCTTGAGCAGGTCGAAGTCGGTCTGCGCGCTCGGGCCGGTATCGACCTTGCCCGTGACGTAGCCGGCTGGGGTCGAGGTCGTGGCCGGCAGCGTCCAGGCGAACGGGATGGGCGCGCGCCCGATCACCGTCGAGGTCGGCTTGGACGAGATGTCCTGGGCCGAGAAGCTGGCGCCCCAGGGGCCGCCGAAGCCTGACGAATTGGTCGTGCCGTTGGCTCCGGTCGAGTGGCTGGACGGACCGACCGTATTCACCGCCTCGACGAAATAGGTGTAGCCGGTCCCGGTCGGCAGGCCGGTGTCCGTGTAGCTGGCCGTGGCCGAAGTATCGATCTGGCTGGCCGAGCCGAACGAAGCGCCCGTGCCCGGCGCCCGGAAGATCAGGTAGTGGTCGACGTTGTCGGTCGACAGGTTGGCGGTCCACGTCAGGCCGATCTGCGCCGGGCCCGTCGCCGAGGCGCTGAGGCCCGTCGGAGTCGTCGGAACGCCGCCCGTGCCGCCGCCGTAGCCCGTTCCCGCCGGCGTGTAGGTGTAGACCGTGCAGGTCGAGATATCCTGCAGCTGCTTGTCGGAGGTGTTGAAGCTCTGGATCTTGATCTTCAGCGCCTGGCCGATGTAGTTCGGGGGCATCGGGAAGATCCACAGCGAGTTGTCCAGGCGTCCGTAGAGCGCGCCGGAGCTGTGCGAGGTCGAGGCGGTCCCGAGCATCCCGCGGACGACGTTCGTCAGGTTGTAGGTGTTGCTGCCAGTGAGAGTCGCCGTCTCGGGCCCGACCAGCTCGAAGCTCGTCGAACATACGCCGTCCTGGATGATGCCCAGGGTCACGCCCACCTCGGCGTCGCCGACGGAGGAGGCGCTGGTCAGGGCCCCGGCGCTCTCGGCCAGGTTCACCGAGAGGGTGTGGGCGCTGTCGACCGCCCCGGCCGTTCCGGCCGCGTAGCCGGCCGTCATGGTCCCCTGGATTCCGCTCTGCGGGATGTTGCCGCCGATCGGGCCGTAGGTCGAGCCGCCGTCGGTGGAGACGTTGACGACGCCGCCCCCCCAGTTGGGGTCGTTGACGCCGCCGGATCCGCCGGAGGCCAGGATGCAGAGCAGGGCCTGGGTCGAGCCGCCGTTCAGGAAGGCGCAGGCCTGGCTGTTCGGTTCGAAGATGATCGGAGTGTTGATCGGGTCCGGCGCGACCTCGGTGTTGGTGTAGGCGCGGATGCCGCCCTGGGTCGTGGCCCCGGAGGGCTGTCCGAGGGTGCCGGGGAACTCCTCGACGGTGATCTCGAAGCCGCCGTCGTCCTGCTCGACGATGTCGCGGATGCAGACGGGAAAGCCGTTCAGGCCGAGCGCGGATTCGTTGATCTCGCCGTAGTCGACCGGCTCGAGCTCGGACCACTCGGGCCCCACCTTGTAGACGTAGGTCTCGCGAACATAGACCATGCGCTGGCCGATCAGGCTGACCACCTGATAGGCCATCGGGAGGTAGCAGATCTCGTTGGCCTGGATGGTGGAGGCGTAGCGCCGGCCGATGAGCTCGTTCTGGGTCTGGTCGATCCAGTCGATCGGCACGTTGTCGTAGTTCTGGTCGCGGTCGCGGACGGAGATCGCCACGGCGTTTGAGGCGTCGAACCAGTCCGACAGGCTTCCCTCGACCGGGTCCCTGTCCTTGTCCTGCAGGTATTCGTTGTCGCCGAAGCTGAAGACGCTCGTCGTGGGCGGAAGGTAGGTGACGCCGTTGCCGGTGACCGTGGAGTCGCCCCAGGGGACGAACTTCAGGCTGTAGCCCGTCCAGACCGGGGCGGTGTTGGTGATCTGGGCCCAGCGCGCCAGGACGTCGAGCGCCGGCTCCTGGTTCTGCAGGTGCGGGCTGATCCCCCAGCCCATGGCCCGGCAGTAGGTCTGGTAGGCGCTGTCGCCCGTGGTCGTGGCGGCGCCGGACGACAGCAGCGCCGTGGCGTCAAGATAGGCGGAGGGGAAGAGCGCGCCGCACTCCGGATCGGTGAGGAAGCGCTGCACCTGGCCGGCGCAGTCGGCGTCCCCGGCGCCGGTCCAGCCGCTGCCGTAGCTGGGGCCCTGCCATTCGAAACTATGTTGCGGAACAGTGGGCGTCGACCCGAGGTCGTAGTTCGCCGCGTCCATGTGGGCGATGCCCTGATATCCGAAGGCGTCCTCGGGATGGTTGGAGACCAAGTAGGACCACGGCGCCTGCGGGACCGAGCCGTTGAACAATTCGAAGTGCTTGGCGGTGAAGCCCGAAATATAGCCGTTGTCGACCCAGGTCTTGGTGACCGTGCCGATCGGGCCCTCGCACAGAGCCAGGATGATCGTCGCCGAATAGGTGTAGCTGGTCTGCTTGCCGGTCGCTCCGCCCTTGCCGCCCTTGGAGGTGTGCTTATGCACCTCGTAGTCGGAGTAGTAGATCAGGTTCGGCGAGCCGCGGGACAGGCCATCCATATAGGGGACGGCCAAGCTCATCGACGAGGTCTGCAGGCTCAGCCCGGTATAGTCGGGCACCTGCTGCGGCTGTCGCTTGCCGCTCATCGGGAGAGTCCCCTAAGCCGGAACGCCCGCATCGGCCGTGGCGAACCATTGTTCTGCATCGTCAGCTCGGAGGGCCTGGATGCGTCGCTCTCGACGACGAACCGGTAGGGCGCGAAGGCGTGGACGACTTTGGGCCACGCCGTCACGATGCCGCCGTGGCTGAAGGTGCGGCCGTACCTCCAGACCACGATGTCCACGGGCTGCGCGTCGATCGGCGCGACCTCGTCGGCGTAGCGCTCTATGAACGAGACGTAGCGCTCCTCGTCCCGATGCATCATCCAATCGGCCGGGTAGCGGCCGGTGGAGAACCAGGCTATCGCGCCGGCGGCGCTGAAGGTCTCGATGAGGATCTGCGCGCAGTCGATGCCGACGCCCTTCAGAGCTCGGCCCGGGACCTGGTCGCCGCCGCCGAGGTGGTGGTACGGCGTCCCGATCCACGACCGCGCCTCGGCGATCACAGCGTCGACCGTCGACAAGGTTAGAGTCCGAGTTCGTTCTGCGGCACGCGCGGCGTGGCGCGGTAGGCGCCCTCGCGGGAGAAGAAGATGCAGTCGCTGGTCGAGCCCGCCGCCAGCGGGTCCGCGCGGTTGCACCCCGGCGCGGCCGCGAACAGGTCGCCGGCGATCGGCGCGGCCGTCAGGGGATAGGTGAGGTAGAGGTTCGCGCCGTCGAAGGCGCGGATCGAGCGCGTCTGGTTGATGGCAGGGCCGCTCTCGAAGAAGATCTCTCCGTTCGACCATGGGGTCGAGCCGGGAACCCCGCCCGACCACGGGATCACGCTGGCCGAAGGCGATGACCCGACGGCGCCGTGCTGGGTGAAGCTCGACTTGTCCGCCCCGCAGCCGCTCGAATAGACGGTATAGACGCAGTTCGGCTGGAACAGGTTTCGCGGCATCTGGATGTTGAGCAGCACCAGGGCCGATTTGACCTTCAGCACCGCCTGGGTGCGCGACAGCTTGTCGATGCTCGAGGCGAACCCGTAGAACATCTTCAAGCCGCCGACCGGGTTGTAGTTCTCGTCGAAGAACCAGCGGTCGCGTTGGATCACCGCCCCGTCGAGGGCGCGCTGGCGGACGGCCTGGAGGAAGGGAACGCCGCCGATCGTCGACGGGACGTCCACGTTCAGGTTGGGCGTCAGGGTGACGGTCTGCTCGTCGACCTCGATCGAGACGCTAGGGTCGTTGCCATTGGAGCCGCGGCCAGAGCTCAGCTTCAGCCGGATGCCGTCCACGCCCACGTCGCCGCCGCGATAGGTGGTCAGGCCCGAGCCGTCGCAGGCCGGCGCCGTGAAGTCCCGCTGCAGGTTGGTGAAGTGGAGATCGATCCCAGACCACTGCTGGTTGGTGAGCCGGAAGGTGAAGGCCTCGGCGATCGGCGTCTCGAACGGCCGCGCTGCCAGCAGGGCGCGGAAGTCCGTGAGCGTGTAGCTGCCGGCGAGAGTCGGAGTTCTCATCCCGTCGGCTCGCTGTCGAAGGCGATTTTCTCGAGGTCCCAGAGCTTGGAGGCGAACTGCTTGAATTCGGCCGCGTCGTCCTTGAACCGGCAGACGAAATAGAAGTCGAAGTCGGCGGTGATGGCGTGGCTGCTGGTCGGCGCGGAGCCGAACACCACCTGGTTCGGCAGCGTGAGGGACGCCGATCCTGGATTCACGATCGTCCCGTTGTCGTAGATCGCGTAGCCCTTCGAGAGGGCGTCCGTGCCCGCGCCCGCGGCCGTGATGTCGATCGCCGTGCCGCCCGAGGCGTTGGCGGAGGTGGTGGCCAGCTTGATGGTGTTGGCGTCGACGACGATCGGCCAGTAGGGCGTGCTGGCCGCGAGAGGAGTCGGCAGCGCCCCGCCGGTGTTGGCGATGAACATCGGCGGGTATTGGGCGGTGACGAAGCCGTGGCCGGGGATGGTGATCTGGTCTGTGGCCGGATCCACGGCGGTCGAAGAGAAGCTCGCCAGGGCCGAGAGATCGACCTGGCCGACGGGCTCGGACGCGCCCCAGATCTGAGCCGCGAAGGGCCACTGGAGCGTCACCCCATCGGCCGTGGCGATGGCGGCGCCGATCGCCTGGTGGTCGTCGGCGTCCTGATAGAGGAAGGCGACGCCCCGGCCCTTGCAGTCCTTGAAGAAGCCGGTGAGCGTCCGAAGGTCGGTGTCCCGCGCCTGGGTCACGGCGTGGTCGACGTCAGGCAGGTAGGGGTAGTTGAGCTCGAAGCTCCACACCGGGTACTGCATGAACGGCGTGGCCGACCGGCGCCCGGAGGTGGACTGGCGCACGGCTGTGTTGAAGCCGGGCGTCTTGGTCCTGTCCCACCCGCGATTGCGGGGAGAGAGCGGCGGAAAGACCAGCGTGGCCACGGGCAGCTCCGGAGGAACGGGGATCAGCGCCTCGATCCACGTCAGGGCGATGCGCAGGTTGGGATTGCCGCCCGTCATGGGCTCGGCGAACAGGTAGTTGGCGCGGATCTTCGGGTTGCCGCCGGTGATCGGCTCGGCCAGGACCAAGGCCGCGCGCAAGTCCGGCTGGCCGCCGGTCAGGGAGCCGGCGAAGGTCAGCGGGGAGCGGACGTTCGGGCTACCGCCGGTCGTGATGTCGGCGAAGCTGAACGGGTCGCGGATGTTGGTCACCATCGCGCTAGACCCTTAGGCGTAGACGTAGGGCCCGATCTGCAGGGCGTTGACCTGGGCTCCGGTGAAGGAGAGACCGGTGTTTGGGTTCAGCTCGAACATGTCGTTGTCGCCGGTGTAGGTCTGGCTGGTGGCGAAGCTGGCCCCGTCGGCGATCGTCCCGGACGACGAGACGCGGTTCTTGAAGAAGCGCTGGGTGGCGTCGTCCTGGCGCACGAACGAGGTGACCTGGACGCCGAACACCGTCGGCGAGTTGACCAGAGGCTGGATCGTGTAGAGGTCGTAGTCGCCGACGGTGGGGTCGTAGACGTACTTGCTGTCGTCGACGTTCTGGTTCTGCGCGGCCTGCCAGTTGGTCGAGGCGCCGGTCTTGCTGAAGTCGGTCGTGGCCCCGGCCCCGGCCGTGAGGCAGGTCTGCACCCGGCAGGTCCCGAGCCAGGTGTTGTTGATCGATCCGGCGGTGTCGTAGTAGCGCAGATCGTCGAGATAGTAGTCCACGAACAGCGGGAGCTGGCTCGGCCAGCCCATGCAGATGCTATCGAAGTAGGCGTTGGACCCCGGCTGCGTGTTGATGTTGATGAGGTGCAGGACCGAGATCGTGTTGATCCTGACCTCGATCTCCCCCGTCGAGCTGTGGACCTTGATGAACACCTCGACGTCGATGTCGGCGCCATCGTTGAAGGTGTAGACGTCGCTTGACCCGAGAAAGACGCCGCCGCCGATCACCGGCAGTCCCCGGTAGGCCTTGATGATGCCGTTGGGCGCGAACTGCACGCAGCAGAGCACGGTGTCGTTGACCAGGTCGTAGACGCCGACGACCGGATACACGGTGTTGGCCCCGGAGATGTTCCACCCGGCCGAGATCCAACCGCCGGCGCTGTTCTGAGCGCCGATCGGCTTGACGAGGATCGAGGCCTCGTTGCCGTTGGTCACGCGGGAGATGTGCAACCGCTGCCCGTAGCCGAACCGGCCGGTGGCAAGGGACGCGCCCAGCAGGTTGCCGAGCGCTCCGGAGGTGCCGCGAAGATAGTAGCCGCGCGCCTGAAGCAGCGCGTTGATCGTCCCGTTCGACGCCCCTGAGGGCAGCCAGTCGAAGCCCTCGTGGAACCTCAGCGTCATGGCCCGGCTATGCTCCGGCGAACTTGAAGTGGCCGCCGCGGTGCATGCCGCGCAGCAGGCGGGCGAAATGGCCCTGCGCGCCTTCGAGCGCCTTGACGACGGTGCGGCCGTCCATGCCGCTGCCGCCGTTGATGGTCACCCCGAAATCGCCGTGGAAGTGGCTGGCGCCGCCGCCCTTGCCACCTCCGGAGGCGGCCGCGATCAGCGCCGCGTTGTCGGCGGCGGGAATGATCCGCTCGCCGGCGTGGATCTGAGCCATCATGTCGTTGGGGACGTAGTTCGTGCCGACCGCGAGGCTGGCGATGGAGCCCAGGCTGGCGGCGGCCATGGCCATGGAGGCGCCGAACTCCGGCGCCGTCAGATCGAGCGGGAAGGGCGCCAGGGCCATCGAGGCCACGCCATTGGCGCCCGCCACGCCCACGGCGGTGGCGACCATCGAGGCCGCCGTCGCCTTTCCCTGCGCCTGGCCGGTGATCATGGCCACGATCTGCGCGGTCACCCACCGTTCGATCGCCTCGATGATCACATTGAGGATGGTCTCGCCGACGCCCTCCAGCGCCTGGGCCAGGGTCTTGGCGCCCTTGATCATCCCGGTGATGCCATCGCCGAACGACTTGACGACGGGGCTGACGGAGTTGGTCCAGGCCTGCTGGACCTTGAGGGCGTCCTGCTGCGACTGGACGACCATCTGGTGTTCCAGCACGCGGTGCTGGTTATAGAAGTCGTTGTCGGCCTTCTTCTTGGCGGCGCTTGCCTGCGCGTACTGGGTAGACTCCGAACCGAAGTCGCGCAGCGCGTCGGCGGCCGCCTGGGCACGCAGGGCGTTCTCCGCCGCATAGGTGCTCTCGAGGTCGGTGAGCTCCTGCTGGTTCAGCTGCTTGTGCAGAGCGGCGACCTGGGCCGCCGCCGTGACCTCCGCCAGCGGAT